GGAGATTTTGTGCCTGTTGGAAAAGCATTGTATAAGGTTGCATCTCCTAGGAAAACTGCGCTTAGAGAAAGTGATGTGTACGGACTCATTACACCGCCAACGACGGCGCCCAGTGCTTTGGGGCCTAAGATGGTAGATGGAGTGCGCATTGACCCTATGCAACAAGGCCTAAAGAAAGCTGGGCGCATTCCACCTTCACTTGATGTGCGACGCCTAGCAATTGCGGTGAATGATGTGGAACGCATTGTTAATACACTTCCCGAACCCAATCATGCCCGAGTGCTGACTGACGATGAAGCAGTAGCTGGCATTGAAGGAGATCCTTTTCTTGCACCAATCAATCGCAAATCATCGCCCGGGTATCCTTTGACAAGAGACAAGAAAGGGTTGCCTGGCAAAATGCGATGGTTGGGTGACGTAGAATACCGGCTGGATCCTGAGATCAAAGTGGAAATGGGAAAAGTGATTGAAAATGCTAAGAACAACAAGCGAACTCCCACGGTTTGGGCCGATACGTTGAAAGATGAAAGACGCCCAAAAGAGAAGGTGCGTGTTGCGAAAACTCGTGTCTTCGCTGCTGGGCCTATGGTCTTTACGTTGGTTTTTCGTAAATACTTTCTCGGCTTTGCTGCCCATTGCGCCAAAAATAGAATAGACAATGAGATTTCTATTGGAACAAATGTCTACTCCTTGGATTGGACGCGAACTGCCGAAAGGCTCTGCAGCAAAGGTGACAAAGTTATTGCGGGAGACTTCTCGAATTTCGATGGCACACTCGTGTTGGAACTCCTTGCTGAAATCGTGGAAATTGTGAACAAGTTTTACGATGACGGCGAGGAGAATGCTCGCATCAGACGTGTGCTCTGGAGAGAGATTGTGAATTCGGTTCACGTGTGTGGGGATAATGTCTACTTGTGGACTCATTCTCAACCATCTGGCTGTCCCATCACCGCCATCCTCAATTCGCTCTATAACTCCATCTCGATGCGATACGTGTGGCTTACTGTTATGCCTCAAGAGTTTCAAACGATGAAGGCGTTCAGTGAACATGTGGCTATGGTATCTTATGGAGATGACAATTGTGTGAACATCTCAGACACTGTCATTGATCACTTCAACCAACTGACCATTGCCGAAGGCTACAAAGAGATGGGTATGACTTACACTGACGAAACAAAATCAGGCAATATGATCCCTTATCGCTCGATCGACGAAATCGGATACCTCAAGCGTGGTTTCAAGTGGGATGAGGAAGAACATCAGTTCATCGCTCCCTTGGACCTCTCTGTGGTGCTCGAAATGATCAATTGGGTGAGGGGAGACTTTGACCGTGAGGAAAAGACTGTCGAGAACATGGAAACATCTGCTTTCGAATTGTCACTTCACGGCCGCGAGGTTTTCGAACATTGGATAGGAAAGTACAAACAAGCCGCGCGCGGTTTTCAAACGCGTCCACTCTTCTTGACTTATGACGAATATCGTTTCGTCGAAGCCAAGAAGTATGGTCGCTTGGCCGCTGCGTGCAACTAAATCCGAAGCTAGGGGCTCTCATTAATCGCCGCAAGGTGGGAGCAGCAAATCCCGGTCTTCGGTCTTCGTTTTAGAAGGGCGGAGAGTTTAAAGACTCTACTGGCTGGTGTGTGCCGCCTAAAATCCTGGCTACCAGCCCGGCGCTTTAGATCAGACCCGTTTAATCGAGCGGCTGAGAGTTAGCTAACTCAATCGATTGCTACTTCACAAGATCAAGATTTGTCCCATATTGGGCCACAAGAGAATGTCCAGCAGATTACTACATTCGTAGATGATTCTGACATCCAGACCTACGAGAAACCACACATTTCATCAGTATCTGCTTGGACCAAAATGGCGGAGGACTCTAAGTTTCATGACATCCATGCAATCCTCCGCCGCCCTGTGAAAGTTCTGGAGGGAGACTTTAACAATGCCTTTACACCGGTAAGTCTTAAGTTTCCTGACATAATTTTCCAAAGCTCTACTAACGTCGTAAAGAAACTGGACTATTTCACCTTCTTTCGGGCTAATGTCAAAATTCGGCTAGTTTTCAATGCCACCCCTTTTATGAGTGGCAAATATTGGCTGTTCTTCGCTCCTTTTGATGGTGTCTCTAATCGAGGCGCTATGTTGGCGAATTTGCCGAATGCGACTGGTTTTCCTGGAGTTGAAATTGATGTTGGTAGTAATGCACCTGTGGAGATCAAAATGCCCTACTGTTCACCTCTTTCCCATTTCAATCTTATTGATGCACATTCTAACATGGGAGAGATGTATATCGTGCCGATTAATGCCATCCAGTCTGGCACTTCTCCACTGTCAGTGGGTGCGAACTTCACCATTTTTGCATGGTTTGAAGACATCGAGCTTGCAATGCCAACATCCAAGGAGGTTACTGTGCCTGTCCCGCCAGGGGAGAGATGGGTAGCTCAAATTGGATCTGAAGAACATGCTGCCACGTCTGGTCCTCCTATTTCTGGAATTGCTAATGCTGTTGCAGGTGCTGCTTCTGCTCTCGGGTCAATCCCTTTCCTGGGAAGTTGGATGCGTCCCGTTGAGTGGGTGTCGAGGGCCATTGGTGGTGTAGCTTCAACCGTGGGGTGGAATAAACCCACTAATCTTGACAAGAACTGCCCGTTCATTAATGTTCCTGCTAAGGGATATACAAACGTAGACGGGATTGATCTGTCAAGTAAGCTTGGAGCCATGCCAGATAATGGCTTGACCTATGATGGCGGGATCTTTTCAACAGAGGTGGACGAGATGGACATTACTTATGTGGCGTCCAAATCGTGCATCTTCCGTTCAGCAATTCCATGGGACTTGACCTCAGCAGTTGGAGCTAATCTACATCATAATGCGGTTGCCCCAGGGCTTACGCTAGGTACCACTGTTCTGAGTCCAACAACAGTTGCTTATGTGGCATCAATGTTTCAGCAATGGAGAGGCACAATTCGGTATAGGCTTGCTGCGGCTAAGACCGCGTTCCACACTGGCAGGTTGAGAATTACTTACCATCCTGGCGTGTATGGATCAGGTGCACTTACTGGTACTGTTTCTGAGAACGCATATAATTGGATTCTCGATTTGAGTGTTTCTTCAGAGCTGGAGTTTGAGGTACCGTATGTTTCCAACGTGCCGTGGAAGGAGGTTTTTCTCGGAACACATGATAACGCAAATTGGGACCTTGAGAGATATTCAACAGGCACGATCACTATCACTGTGCTAAATGAACTTCGAAGAGCGTCCACTGCTGTTGCAGATAATGTGCCTCTTAACATGTGGATTTCTGGTGGATCGGATATCGCCTTTGCTATGCCTGACTTTGCTCGTTTCACCATTGCTGAACCTTTGACTGTTCGTGGAGACGTTCAAGAGGAGCAAGATGAAGTGGGGTGGAAAGCTCAAGTTTTCAACCTCACTTCAAGTGCAATTGAGCACAACGAGCAAATTCACGACACGTCTTCAACCGTGTTTCCAATGAGCAAGATGGATCACACAATGGCAGAACAATTGTGCATCGGAGAGAAAATCACGAGTCTTCGGCAACTAATCAAGCGTTTTGGTCTCACTTCAATTGGCAAACCTTTTCCCTATAGGGATGTCAATGGCCTTCGCTACACTTTCCCTGGACCTATCCCTCTTAATACTGATTCCTACCTTTTTAACAAGATTCAAATTGATCCGGCGTATTTCGGGGAATCATCGGCAACTGGGTCCGTACAATGGCAAAACATCGTGTACCCTGTGGAGAAGCTAGAGGACGGTACTCTGGTTGACAGCGTTTTTGATGCTGTTGCTCAGATTCCCGCTCGCTGTCCTCTCTACTACATTTCCTATCTTTATAGGTTTTGGAGGGGATCTCGAAGGTATAAATTTGCCACACCGACGACTAATGGTCTGCGTTCCACAAATCTGGGAAGTCGTCAAGCAACTTACGCCGATCAAAATCGGAGCAAATATGTGCAAGCCATCGATGGGTTTGAATATGATGCGATCCGACCATCTGATCCACTGATTGTTCGTCGTTCAACTAACATTGACGAGAACGGCAGTCTTGCAAAACCTGTCCTTGGTACTTTCACTAGTACACAAACTTCCTCCACTTTTGAACACTATGTCTACCCCGACCTCAACGGCACAATTGAGTTCGAAGTGCCGTACTACGCTCAAACTCCCATCTCTCTTGTTGGAGAAGGTGTGATTTCGGGTGTGGATGGACCGATCATCAGGAGGAGCAAGGTTGA